AAGCAGTTATTTCCGATTATATCTCTCTAAACTTTGTAGATAGAGTTTTTGATGCTCCTAACAGTTATACAGCTTTTGAGAACTTAATGGCAGTATATGGCTATTCTTTACAAATATATTGCGACTTCTCAGGCTATTCCGATATGGCTATAGGTTTAGCGCTACTAATGGGCTTCACTCTCCCCATAAACTTCCGTACTCCTTATCAGTCTAAAAATATCACTGAGTTTTGGAGACGTTGGCACATTTCCTTATCTACTTGGCTAAAAGATTATCTTTACTTTTCAGTAGGAGGAAACCGCAAAGGTACTTTTTGGGGCTACTTCTTCCCAACCGTCTTTTTTGCTTCCACTTTGCTATGGGCATTTCATATGCAAGAAAAAACAATGTTGCCTCTTTACATTACCTTAGGGGCTATCGTTGTGTTTGTATTGGCTATACTTATCTCTAAAAACCGACAAAAATCAGTGCGTAGTCATTTCAACCAGATGACGACAATGCTCCTAGGTGGTTTATGGCACGGAGCTAATTTGCGTTTCATTATTTGGGGAGCATTACACGGGTTAGCTTTGGCTGTTCATAAAACCTTTACAGAGTTCTTCCCTAATAAGAATCCTGAGAAAAGAACTTTTTTTAAAGGTATCGCTAATATCATTTTTGTAGTGATTACTTTCCACTTTGTAGCTTTTTGCTGGATATTTTTCAGAGCCAAAGATTTCGATATCGCTTTAAGTGTAATCTACAATATCCAGTCTATAACTTATGATATTCATCAATTTCAAGTTATTGCCAAGGGCTATCAAAATGTATTTTTGTTAATGGCAATAGGCTTTGTTTGGCACTTTTTCCCCACCAGTTTAAACGAATGGCTTAAAAAGGTATTTGGTGCAATGCCTATTCTCTTTAAAGCAATTATTTTGGCACTTACTTTTTGGGTGGTATATGCCACTGCTTCAAGTGGAGCACAACCCTTTATTTACTTCCAGTTTTAGACGATATACATCTAAGTAAGAACTTAGTTTTTTACTCAAACAGTTATATTAATCTATTTTGATTTCTTTAAAACGGAAAAATAAATAAAAATCAACTTATACAAGGAATTTTGAAACGTTTTTAATTTTAAAAATAAAAAATATTTAAAATAAACTTACCACTATACTTACCCTTTTTGTATCTTTGCCGAAAATTATCGGATTATGTTTTTCTATCTCAAAGAGCCTAATGGCGACAAAGATACAATAATTATCATTCAGTATTACATTGCTGACGAAAAAAAATTGTTCAAATATTCGACAGGTGAATATGTTCACCCTAACGACTGGGACTTTAATGCCCGTATGCCAAAGAGTCGCAAGGGTGCTGACGGTGTAAGGTTGCGAAAGATAGCCGCGCATATTATGCAGTACAACGACTTTCTTGTTACACTCATTGATAATTACAAATTGAATGGTGAGAAGATAACAAGAGAAAAATTAAAGAACGCTTTTGACGCTAAATTTAAACACGAGAGGGTAACTAACGAATTTGATTACTTCACGGATTTTGCGATGAATTTCCTTTCTTCTATCAAGGGAATGATTAATAAGAATACTGGTAAGGAATATAGCAGGGCTCGTATTTATATCTACAACCAATCACGTAATGCTTTGATTAATTTTGAAAATTACTCTAACAAACGAATTAAAATTGATGAGTATAACGCTCAACTGAATGATGAATTTGTAGCGTTTTGTATGAACGAAAAAAAGTACTCGGCTAATACGATAGGTGAATTGGTTTCGGGCATTAAAGTACTTTTGAGAAAGGCAAAAGAAAAGGGGTATACAATTGCTAACGATTTAGACAACTTCACAAAAACGAAGGAGGAAAGTATATCAGTAGCACTATCAGAGGCAGAAATTGAAAGGCTGGTAGCGTTTGACTTTTCTAAGGATAAGAGATTGGAGAATACACGTGATTTGATGATTTTAGGACTTTGGACAGGATTGCGTGTTTCCGATGTTATGGCGTTGCCTGTAATTGACCCAGATAGCAAGTTTATTGAGGTTGAGCCTCAGAAAACACGTAATACATCGGGAGCAAAGGTTGTAATACCGCTTCATCATCATATTAAAGAGATGATAAGAAAGCGAGGAATGCCTACACCTTTGAATAGTATAGTGTTTAACAGCAATATTAAGGAGGTGTGCAGATTAGTAGGTTTTACTGAATTAGTTGAAGGGTCTTTAATGAACCCTAAAACGAGAAGAAAGGAGCGAGGAGTATTCGAGAAGTGGCAATTAATAAGTTCGCATACTTGTAGAAGGTCGTTCGCTACTAACTTATACTTGATGAATTTTCCTACGCTTTCGATAATGAAGATAACAGGACACACAACGGAGGCAAGTTTTTTAAAGTACATCAAAGTAACTCCAAAAGAGCACGCAGAGAAGTTGTTAGCACACTGGGAGGAATATTATAAGGACAAAAACAAAGCACCTTATTAGGGTGCTTTTTTATTTGTTAAATATGAAACAAAAAAGTTGAAAAATATTTTGGAAAAAGTTTGCATAATTAAAAAGTTTACCGTATCTTTGTGCCGTTGAATTAGAACAGAAGAGACAACTGTATAACACGGTCAAAAAACAATTATGGAAATATTCCAAATGATTAAACAGATTGCAGAGGCTAACAAAGAAGGATTCACTGTTTCATTGTTAGATTTTCGAACTCCTAAAAAAGGCTATTGTGTAGCAATGAAAATGACACAAAATAGTTTTGGAGATGAAGGGTTGAAAAGAGTTATTGAGGTTGCAATGCAAAGCACTTATGTAGTAGGCGGTTGGTATGATAGAGAAGGCAAACAATTTTACTACGATTGTGTAATGATAGTAGATGATTTGCCAACAGCCTTAGAACTTGGAAGGGCTAATGAGCAGTTAGCGATTTTCGACCTTACAAAAGCAAATGTAATTGAGTTGTAACAATGAAAGGGGAGGTAACTCCTCCCCTCTTTTATAATAATAAATATGAATATAGTTAAAGCATTACACAAAATAAAAGACTTACTCACAGACGAGCAGTTGGATAAGTTAGAGCATTTGGCATTACAATATCAAAGGTACGCTCATATTTTCTTTAAAATAGAGAATATAGATAAAGCAAAAAAAGTTCTTGTTATTTCTGTTTATCAGGAAAAGAGCCCAAGTGAGAATTATTTAACAGATAAGGATTTAAGAGAACGTGCTCAGGGACTCTTTATGCCTTTCTTTGAGGATTATACTTTGAATATTGGAGCAAGGTGTTATATAGCGAGTCCTGTGGAGGTGGTAACGCCTAATTGGATTAAGGAGCGAATGAACCGCTACAAGGTAGGGAATAAGCAATTAGTTAAGGATTTGGGGCTGTCAAAGGCTGAGGTGTCGGCTTTGGTAAATGGTCACAGAGAGATGGGTATACGAACGAAAGGGCTTTTTTATTATTACTTTAAAAGTCTTACTATTAATTAATTGATTATAAAAAAACGCACCTACGGCAATAAGTGCGTTTTTTAAAGAAATAATTAGACGTAATCCTGCAAGGAAAAAAAACACGCTTTTTGAGGCGTGTTTTTTATTTAATAATAACCTAAATAAATATACAAGAAAAACAAATGAATTTTCAAGAGAAGAAAGCACACTTTTTATAGTGTGCTTTTTTTGTGAATAATTAAATTAACAACAAATAAAACTACAACCGTAATGATGGGGGCAAAGGTAATGAAATGTTTTATAATTCATTGCTAATACACATTAGCAACGTTGTAGGGTAGGTTGTGCGTAATTTTGCCATATGGAAATTCGTTTTAGCACACATAATGAACAATTGACAGCCTCACAAATTGACGCTGAAAATGGCGTTATCTATGGGGTGGCATTGGCTAATAAAGGACTTAACAAGAATGGTTATTACTTCTCCGAAAGATTTCTAAACGAGTTAAAAGCATACGGAGAGAAGGAGGGTAAAATAAAATCTCGTTTTGAGCACCCCTCTTTTGGTACTTCCGATTTGGGTTCACTAATAGGTTGGTTTAAGAATTTCAGAATTGAAAACGGTACACTGTACGGCGATTTATTTATTGCCGATGTGGCTAAGAAGACGCAGGTAATGGGCAGAGGCATTTCGATTGCTGATTACGTAATTTCAATGGCTTCGGAGTGTCCAGATATGTTTGGAAATTCTGTATATGTGTTTGCTGATGAGGTAGTAGAGGAGGTAATAGAAGGAGGAGAAACTAAACGATTTGCGGGGCTATCTCTTGATTGGTGGGTGGCTTCGGATTTGGTAGATGTGCCCGCAGCGACTAACGGGCTATTTTTTTCAAAAGAAAGTAAAACAAAAAAAGTTGATTATATGAATATTTTAGAAAGAGTGAAAAAAGCGTTTGATTTTTCAATTAACAAGGCTTTTGACTTGGATTTGACACTCGCTAACGGTGATATTATTACCGTAGTTACTGAGGCTGAAAAGCCACAAGTGGGCGACAAAGTGAAACAAAAGACTGATGGAGGAGAAGACGCAGAGAAACCACTTGCCGATGGTGAGTATGTTTTGAAAGATGAGAGCACGCTGGTAGTGGAAGGCGGGGCTATTAAGGAGATTAAGGAAAAGGTGAGCGAGCCTAATCCTGACGATGGCAACCAAGAGGAATTTGCCAAACAATTGGAGGAATGTTTTAGCTTGGTGGCTGAAAAAATTGATGCTTTGGCAAGTGAATTTGCTAAGATAAAATCGACGCAAAGTAGATTTTCAGCAGACGACAAAGGAGCAACAAGTAACGAGTCCTCTGTGAGTGGAGACGGCTTGGATATGGACAAAATGCGTAGACTTTTAGGGCGTACTAAGTAATTTTAACTATAAAAGAGAAATAAAATATGGCAAATACGGCTTTTAAAGAGTTTCTTAAAGAAGCGGAAAGAAACAAGGAGTACATTAAGAGAATTAAGGATTTGTTAGAAGAAGGACAATTTGGTTTGCTTCCTTTACAACAAATCTTTACTATTCGCGAGGGTATTGTGAAAGGTACTGAGTTTGGATATTACGCGCCAGTATCGAATGTAACTCACTTAGACGAGGGGTGCGGTAAGCCTTCTAAACCACTTGATACACAAGTGCGCACAGGCTGGTTTGACCCTGTTCCGTTAAAGGTGAATGTTTCAGATTGTTATTCAACATTGGAAAAGACCTTCGACGCTTGGGTTGCGAAGACAGGAGCAGACCGTTTTAACATTGACGATTCAGATTATGTGGCGTTTTTGGTTTCACTAATCGAGGGTGCTGTTTTGAATGACTTCCACAGATTTGTTTTCTTTGGAGACAAGAACCATTCGACAGTAGGTAGCGGTAGTGGTACACAGGTGCTTAAAGCAGGATTGGACAAGGCTAACTTTAATGTATTCAATGGTGTATATTCTCAGTTTGAGAAAATGATAGCTTCTGCGCCTGATAAAAAAATTGTTGTTGCGGAAAACGCTAAGAATAGCTATGCAGAACAAAGAGAATTAAAAGAAGATTCTGCTTATAATACTCTTTGTAAAATGCAAGATGTGGCAGATTTCAAATCAGGGGCTTCGAGAATGTTTTTGATTACAAAAAGCTATGCAACCAACTTAACACGTTTTATGCGTAAGGAGTTCCGCAATGAACAATCATTTAAAATGGTCGAGGGCGGTTATATGGTATCAGAATTCGAAGGCGTCCCTGTTGTCACCTCTGATTGGATAGACTATATGATACGCTCTAACTTTGACGACGGTACTAAGTGGAATAATCCACACCGAGCCTTGTTGTATGACAAGAATGAATGCCAAATTGCTATTGATAGTCTGGAAGCACTCAAAGATATAAGCATTGAGTATATAGGTGGTGACATAGAGAAGGTTTTCTTGAAGGGTACTTACCGTGCAGACTTCCAACGTGTGATTGGCAATACTGGGGTTATGGCGATTTAGTAATGATTGATGATAAATGGTTAATGTATAGTTAGCCATTTATCATTAACAATTAAACATTAAAAGAGAAATTATGGCAGAATGTATTAATGCGTTAAGTAAAGATTTGACCTTTGACTGTACGGATAAGGTGAAAGGTATTGAGAAGCGTATCTTGCTCATCAATAGAGCAGATATAGACTTTGCTGCAACCACAGTAGACGCTTCGAAAAATAAAATGAGTTCGCTTGTGCTCAAAGCGAGTAAGACCGGTTACTTTTTTGACAATTTCAAAGAAACACACATATCAGAGAGCATTAAACCAGAGATTTCAGATGATGATTTCAACGGCTATAAACACTCAATAGGTATTACTGTGTATGGCAAGAGTGCTGAGGAGTACGAGCAGATTGACCAGTTTGTAAACGGGGCACAATTGGTTGCGGTAATTGAGCATAAAGCCAAAGGAGAGAGCAGTTTTGATGTATTAGGCTTTTTTGTAGGGTTAGAAGTAACAGAAGGTGAAGGTCGCACTAATGGCGGTGCTTTCAAACTCACAATTTCAACTCCTGCAAATCAGAAAGAGCCTAATGTGGCTTTGAAATGGCTTGAAACCGACTACGCAACCACTAAGAAGAAGTTTGACAAGAAACTTGCTGCATAGTGGCAAAATAATTGGTGAAATGGTTTTTACAGATGAGAAATTGAATAAGTTGCTCATTGGGGGGTATGAAAAGGCGGTGAGCGATGACAAAGATACGTTCATCGCCTTTTATGCTTACTTGTTTGACGACAACGACCCGTGTACGACTTGTGGTAATAAGTTGAAAGGGTATTGGAATAAGCTCATTGATGAGGGCAAAGAAAAGTTAAGAATTAAAAATAATATTATTATGGCAAAAAAAGGTCAAAACACACAAGAAGAATTAGCTAATGAACAAGTGGGTAAGTTAGCAAATGACAAATGCGCATTCAAACTGCGTGAGGGCATTGGGTCGCTGGCAATGGACTTCGGTAGTAGTGAGTTGTTTAACAATGACACCATCACAGATGAAATAGCGTTGCGATATCTTAAGATTAATAAGAATAGAATTGCGAACTTTGAAGTGTATCCTGAGAATTGGGAAGAGCTTATTAAGTAACAATTAGCAATTGATAATTAACAATGGCAAAGGTAACGGCAGTAGAATTAGCGAAAGAGCAAAGAAAGACAAATAGCGAGAAGTATAAGGGCTTCCCGTACTTGGCTAATGGTCAGAATAACGACTACCCGACAATTATTGAGCAGTTGGTGGCAGGTTCACCAACCGCTCGTGCTTGTTCGGGCGTGCTTGCTGATTTCATCTATGGGCGTGGTTTTGCGTTGGAGATTGAAAGAAGAGAGCAATCAAGGTCGCAAGGGGTTCGATTTAGAAAAGATGAGTTATTTATCAATGATAAACGAGAAACCCCTAATGACTTGCTTAAGAAAGTAGCAAGAAGCATTGCAATACATAAGGGTGTATTCGTGCACGTGAATTACAACGGATTCTACGAGAAGACAAGCGTACAGGTATTGCCTTACAAGAATTGCCGATTAGGGGCAAAAGACAGCGAGGACTATCGAGGCAAGGTGCTGGTATATAACGATTGGGATAAATTGACGGACTATAAGGATAGGGATAAGAATTTAGTTGCAATTGACCGATACGACCCCCGCCCTAAGGTGATAGAAGCACAGGTGAACAAGGCAGGAGGCTGGGACAAGTATAAGGGACAAGTATTCTTCTTAAACCTTGACAGAAATGATACCTACCCGTTGGCGTGGGCTGATGTAGTAATGCGTGATTGTGAAAGCGAATGGTTGTCGAGTATATTTACTCGTAACGGATTTAAGAAAGGCTTCTTTGGTACATACGCCGTTGTTACTGCAACAATGGAAAGCGAGGAAAAACGAGAGGATTTCAGGAATGAACTAAGAAAGAGCATAGGCGTTGAAGCAGAGCAGAGTGTCTTTCACTTTGAAACGGAAATGCAGGGCGATAAGTTGGAGGATAATGTACTGATAAAGGCTATTGAGAGCAACATCAAGGACGATACCTTTAAGTATGCCGATGAGAAGACGGCTAATAACATTCGCAAGTCGTATGGCAATGTACCCCCTGTGCTGATTGATTACGTTGAAGGAAAATTAGGCAATACATCGGGGGAAAGTTTGAAAGAGGCACGTATCTTTATGCAAGAGCAAATGCAAGAAGAATGCCAAGATGTACAAGAGATGTTCGAGGAGCTTTTCGACGGTTTCGCAAGGAATATATCAGCAAACGGACTTTTTGAAATTAGCAAATTAGTATGAAGTTATTAGTTAATAAGCAAGAATGTAGCAAGTATTTAAGCGTTTCACTTTTTCGTAAAGAGGAAGAGTTCAACCGATTTATAAGAGAAGCGCAGATGTTTGACTTAAAGGGGCTGGTTTGTGAGTCTTTTTACCAAGATTTAACAAGCGAAACGCCTGTGAGGAATTACTCTTTATTGCTTAATGGTGGCACTTATACCTTTGAGGGCAAAAAGTACGAATTTGCAGGACTCAAAGCCGTATTAGCGTACTTTACATATGCTCGATATGCTTTCACAGGGCACTATATTGATACAGCTATGGGGCTGAAAGTGAAAGAAAATCAAGATGGTGACACAGTGAGCCAATCAGAGAGAAGAGATGTGCGCACGATGTACAAGCAACAAGCGGATTTGCTGTGGCAGGACTGCCAACTATATATTGAAAGGAATGCTACACTATTCCCCGAATATAGATGTAATAGTGGTTGTGGTGATAGCGACCGAATTAATAAACCAAGAATGAGAATGAAATTGATATGAGATGTATAGATAACATAAAGGATATAATTCTTGATTGTGATTATAAGCCAAAAAAGGGACTAAAACACAAAGTACTGGTAATACCTTACAAGGATATTGATAGGAGGTATACAACACTGAACACTGATAAGACAGAAATTACTCACTTGCAACTGTTACCAAGCAAGCGAGGGTATTTGTTTGAATTGAACAACGCTTTTAAAGTGAGCGGCTCGCAGAAGTTTGGCGGAGGATTTACTCACGAGTTATCGATAAAGATAGACAAGGCGGATAGTGGTAATATTGCCACAATGAACGCACTAACAAAAGGTACTTATGTACTCATCGTGGAGACAGCTGGCAACACATTTGAAGTGCTGGGATATGAGGCTGGTTTGGTAGTAAATTCTGTACAAAGAGACTATGCAGGGAATGTAATAGGACTAACTTTTGCCACACCGAGCGATGTAAAGGAGTTACGAATGGTAGCGTTGTGGGGAGAGGGAGACTACCTTACTATGAGCAAGAAGTTTGAAAGGAAGGCTTTGGTAAGATATAACTTATTAAAAGGAACGAAAGACTTTGAATTGAAAGAAGAACCGTATTATTTGCAACCAAATTACGCAGGAAATGCTGGGATTGTATCTGAAACTTTTAAAGGAAATAAAGTTATTAAACTTACCTATAACTGGCAAGGTTTTCAATGTAGAACGACGTTTGAAAGTAGACCTACAACCATTTCATTTTGGGCTAAAACGACAAAAGAAAATATTCGTTTTCACTACGTTGTAGGTGTCAGTGCTGTTACATTTCCTGATGGGGTAAATTTAATTGCTGACGGGCAGTGGCACAGGTATACATTTTATGGTAGTAATGGTATAGTTACAAATAATATAGGCAGAAATGGTTTTGTTGAGTTTGAATGTACCACTGGGAAACATATTGATGAAGTGTTGGTGTCTTCTTTTAAAATTGAATATGGTGACACCCCTACGGATTGGTGCCCTGCTGATGAAGATTAAATAAAAAGAACTATGAATATATTTAGAACGAAATTAACTGGTAAAGACAAACTACTACATTCTTTTTTTGGGAATATTATATTAGTGGTATTCTTCTTAGTGTTTGTCTTTTTTATGAAGTGGTGGAAGGCATTAGCATTTGCTTTTTTTTGGGTATTAAGTATAGGGCTTTCCAAAGAGCTATTCGACAAGAAAGTAAAGCACACCTTCATTGATTGGTGGGACATCGTGGCGAGCATTACGCCTTACCCTATTGTGAAATGGATAAACAAGGAGGCTAATGGATAAGTTTATGAAGTGGCTAATAAAAGCCAAGATAAAGATAGCGATATGGGCTACACCTTTGGTTTTGCTCTTCTACTTTGACGACAAGATACATCTAAGAGATAGAGTGTACTATTTCTTTGTTGCTTTCTTTAAGAGCATTCCGTTGCTGTTGTTGTATGCTTATTTTTCAACTGATAGAGAACAAAATGCTATATTTTATGCGAGCATAGGGGTTTTGTTACTCCTCGATATGTTAGCTGGTGCTTGGTATCACTTTAAGAAGGGAGATTTTGATTTTGTAGACCTCTTTAAGGGGACAATTACTAAGATGTTACTTATTGCAATAGCCTTTATATCTTTATCGCTTTTAAATATCCCGTTGAGCAGGTCGGGGTGGGGTAATGCGTTTGAAATTACTATACAAATGATATCTTTATTATACCCTGTTAAGGATATTGTAAAGAATGTTTTCGTGCTTTCAAAAGGTAAGTTTCCACCTGAGTTTTTTATGAGAACCTTATACAATTACGAAAAGAGTGGGAAGCTAAGGGAGTTTTACGAGAAGGTAAACAGTGGTATTATTCCTGAGGAATTAAACAAAACAGGCGAACAACAATGACACCAAAAGAATTTATAAAGCAGTACAAACCTTTTGCTATTGAAACAGAGCGCAAAACGGGTATATCGCACCTCTTCATTTTGGCGCAAGCGGCGTTGGAAACTGGTTGGGCTAAGAGCGTGCCAGGGAATATGTTTTTTGGCGTAAAAGCAGGCAAGGACACGCCTGCTAACAAAAAGCAATTGTTAAACACTACTGAGGTGCTTAATGCTCCAAATTTAGGATATAAGTTCCCACAAGTGATGTCTATATACGAATTACCGAATGGTAAATACAAGTATGAAGTTAAAGACTGGTTCAGAAAGTACGACACGCCTGAAGAATGTTTTACAGACCACGCAGAATTATTCTTCAGAAACAAGCGATATGCTAAGGCGTTGCTTGTAAAATCCGACCCGTACAAGTTTGCTGAGGAGGTAGCAAAGGCAGGGTATGCAACCGCTACCAACTATGCTGATAGTTTAAAGAAGTTAATCAAAAAAATAGAAGAAAATGACAGCAGAATTTAAAGAATTCAAAAAGGAATTGGATAGCTTACTTACAAAAGTAGAGCAGTTGCCACGTACAAGAGAGTTATCACTTGTTATTACCAAGTTAGAAGAGGGTATGATGTGGCTCGAAAAAGAAATCAGGAAACAAGAAAAGTAGTTATGAATAGAATAATCATTGCATTATTAGCGTTCCTTACCTTGATAGGGTGTAGAACTCGCAAAGAGGTAACCAATACCGAGCAAAAGCAGGTACAAAAAGAGCGTATTATAAAGTACAAGGATAGTACAGCTCTTTTTCAGAAAAACGAACAAACCTTGCAACTCGATACACACGCCTCACAAGAGTACGAGGTAACAGTAGAGAGCGATAAGGATAGTATTGGTAATAGCAAGGAACTTACATATACTCGAATTCGTGACGGCGATAATGAAACTATTAGGGTAAGAGGTGGAAAGGTGAAGATTACGACTAAAAGCAACCTATCCAATAGCCAAATAGTGGCAAATACTACCCTTACAAATACTATAAGCACAACTAATAATGAATTACGAAGCACAGAAAGCACAACGGCTTTTTTTCATAAAACAAAAGATGTGAAAGGAATTGTTAGCTGGTGGGTATGGCTATTGTTGGTACTGCTGGCGGGTGTAATAGGTTGGAGAATGTGGAAGTGTTTTCATAAATAATTATTTTTAGTTGTTAAAAAAAGAGCCCCGTGTAAGTGCGAGGCTCTTTTTTGTTATTTGTAATAATAAGTAACAGTCGTGTATCCCGAATAATCAAAGTATTTTTGTTTTATAGTTCCGTCCGACGCCTTATAATCTATTACATAAGGCATTGCTTCATTTTGTCCGCCATTTAAAGGAACTTTTTTAACTTCCAAGGTATTGCCATTAAGTGTATATATTGTTTTGTAATAATATATGTAATACTCTTCTGCGGGTTGTCCGTTAAAATCCTTTTTATTTCTATATTCCTCTGTGGTTGGAATTACATAGAAAAATTTATTTTCATTAAAATATTGGTATTGAAAAAACCAAGGATTCCCAGTAGATTTCATTTTCTCAACCTCTTTTTTTACAGATAACGCTCCATTTCGAGTACGAATATCTGTATTGCTTATAATAAGGTCTCCTTCATTCACTTGTTTATCAGATTGAAAAAACCACTCACCTTGTAGCCAAGGTGATGGGGCAAGAGACATTTTAGGAGTAAAATCAATCCCTTTTGGCTCGTGTTTACCACAAGCAACAAAAGCGATTGGCAAAATTAAGAATAATAGTATTTTTTTCATTTTTAAATTTATTTTATTAGTGTTAATCTTCGGCAAAGATAACTTTTTTTATTTGAATATGCAAATTTTTATTAGACTATTTTTAAAATTTTTAAAGCAATGAAAAACACTATAAAAATGATTACATACAAAAACATCATTCTCTTATCATTTTCTTTTTTCCTTTCTTTTTCAAGTTGATAGCCACAATTAGGGCATTCTTTAGCGGTATTGCTAATTTGTTTTTTGCATTCTGGGCAATGTATTAAGCTCATAATATTATATGTTTAGTTATTTGTTTTACAGAAAATCTTTCGCACGGTTGGAGCGTTTACTACGTCCTTTTTGCCGTACTTCTATGACATTGTACAGAAAGCGTACTTCGTGAAGACTAATTTTAAAATCTTCGTATTTTGGATTTAAAGAATGACAGTATATAATACCGTTCTTCACATCGTGTTTGATGATTTCTTTAAGCATTATACCATTGGTGGCGTGTGCAATGACGAAATCCCAATCTTTTATGTGTAATTTATATTGCCACAAGTGGCGTTGTACTTCACGGCAGATAACGACATCACCCTCTATATAATCGGGCTCCATACTATCGCCTGCGACTTCGAATGCTAAGTAGTTGCCGTGATGTTTTTCCTCCGAGTCAATGAGTATTGTAGGCATATCTTCTAAGTATTCATCATTGTAATATCCTTCCGTCCAACCCGCTTGTGCTTTGGTAGTTACTAATTTAACAGCTAATTTCTCGGGATATTCCTTTTCTTTTAATTCACCTTGTGGGATGCGGTCAGTTATTTTGCTGTAATCTATGACGGGGATTAGTATCTCGCCATAATTAGAGGTTATATAGTCAGTATTTATTTCGGGGTATGAAGTTTTTAGATTTACAATTTTTATAAAAGGCACTTTTGATTTGCCTATGCGTATGTTGTTAATTTCGTCCTGAGAAAGTCCTATTTTTTCAGGGGTAAAATCAGGGCGAGTGTGTTGCAAGTATTCATAGACTTCGATAAAGCGGGCGTTTATAGGCGGAAGGTCGGCATTAGCAAACATAGAGCCTTCGCCCTTCCAAAGCCAATCTTTGTTGAATTGTGGGAAAGCAGTAATTACTTTATTAATTAATCCTTCTGTTAGGTATTTTTCATTACCATTTAAGGCAGATGAGAAATTACTACGTTGTTCTCCTATTTTTTTAGCAAACAGAGTTTGATTAACGAACTCAGTATTTTTTTTGACATATGAATATACTTCACTGAGCCGATTAGCGACTTCTGATTTACTACTCTTTTGTTGTATATCTGAATTATTATTCATATTTTTGCAAAAAATTAAAGATTAAACACTATGAGTAGTTATTTAAATGACAATGATAAGTTCGATGACTTTATTGATAAAGGTATTCGTTTGATGTTATGTATAGCGTGTATAGGCATCGCTACAGCTGTTGTTGGTCTTAATATCATTATTATTAAGACGTTATTTTGATGTTGTTTATAATTCTCTGCAATTCTTTTTTATTTGATGATTTTTTTGCAATTTTTAGAAAATCATCTTTTTGTTTAGCAGTAATTTGCAGTGTTTTAGAACGATTGGTGATTTCACTTATAAGAGATGATACAGTTTCTGTTATTTCATCTCTTATTTCTTTATTTGTTATATTATTTACTTCTTCAATAGCACTGAAATGGTAGGCGATACATTCGTTTAAATCTCTGTTGTTATAGATTGCAATATAGGAGGTTGTTAGGCTAAACATTGCATAAGAAAGGCTTTTGTTATCCTGCATTACTTGCTTTAATTTGCAATCTAACGTTCTTCTGTATTTATCAAGCTGGTAGGTATTATAGAATTGCCAACATACTAAAAATGTAGTTAGCAACGTTAATATACCCACTGATATACTTAAAACCATTTCCGTACCCATATTCCATAAAAAATACTAATTGATAATCAATTACTTATAAAAAATATTCGTTTTTACCACAAAAAAGTTGTAAAAATATTTGGAAGTTACTACTAAAATGTTGTATCTTTGCCCTGTGAAAATAAAAGTAAAAGCGTTTAGCGATTTTTACTTGGCAAAAATACAAATAAAAATGAAACTAACAAAAGAAGCGAGAAAAAAAATGCTCAACAAAACAATTGCAAGGGCATTGGAGGATAAGTTGAATGTGAGTTACTGGACGTTGGTAAAGTGGCGTTCAATGAATGATACACCTTTATATCACCGTTCAGAAGCGATAAGAGACAAGGTGATTGAAGTGCTTGAAATGACAGAAGAAGAAGCATTTACCAAAAACGAAGAATAAGATATGTTAAGTAGAGTAGAGAGAATAAACGATGATATTAACGCACTATTCGCAAGTGAGCGTGAGGAGTTGTGGGCAATGCAAGGTGTAGTGCCTAACACGGTGGACTTAATGGCAATGGCGATTGAACGTTACGAGGACAGCAAGCGTGCTAAGAGATTGTTGCGTGTTCCTGAGGTGGCTGAGTACTTAGGGGTATCAGATTACATTGTGCGTACGTGGCTAACAAGTGGGGTCTTAAAGAATGAGAACCTTGCGGGCGGGCAGTCTCTTATAAGCGTAAAACAGTTGGAAGACTTGAAGGAGAAAGAACCTAACAAGATACTCAGGAAGATGAAAAGAAATAAATAAAGCGACACTTCCCAGCGTCGCCTTAACTAAATATTAATTTAATAATTCTAAAAATTTTTTACGATGGCAAAATTACAACAAATGAATGAGATGAGCAAACAAAGTAGCCAAATTCTTCTAATTGATGGCTATGTAACGATGAATGGCAAGCGCTATGAAGAGTGCGTGCCTTTTGAAAAAGAGGCATTTAATGACGCACTCGGACAAGAACTACACCCAGATACTGCGAGGGTGCGAGATGAGATATTCAATAAGATTATTGAGCAGTTGCAATCAGACCCTGATGGGAATGAGGAGCAATGGGGACTAATTTACAAGGACAATTGCTATCAATTCTTGCTGTATGCTGACGCAAGAGGTACTTACAGCGAGAGTGGTAGAAATGTAAATGGTGAGTGGTTACCTATTGAGTTCACAGATGAACAATGGGCAGAGATTGAAGACCTATTAGACATTGAAGGGCAAGTGCAAGAGATGTTAGCAGAAAGGCGATATAGAGAGGAGATAGCAGAAGAAGAGCGAATGCCCGAGTTTGCCGATTACAATGGTTATGGTTTCTTAACAGTTTAAAATCTTACAACTATGAAAGAGCAAATCACAACCTTAGAATTAGATAAGTGCTACCGAGTGAAGTATGAGAGTATTAGCTGGTGCATTAGGGTTTATGAAGAGTTTTTGTTTGGCAAATACTCATCATTAACAGCAATAAGAGTAGATAATTCGGGTATTAATACCAGAGAATTACTAATGCCTGATTTATACCAAGATAGTAAGTATAACGTACAAGAGATTAGCAAAGATGAGTTTATGCACGAGTTTCGCACCAAGCGTAATGAGATAAACAAACTGATTAGAAAAATCTCCAATTAATTCATACACATAGAAAAGTGCTGTGTTATCCTTAAATCTGTACATAATTCATCACAACAACGCACGGCACTTTCTTTTACAGTAATAACCTAAAAAATAAAGAAAATGAACAATATTGATTTTTATTTAGCCGAAGAATTTCTTATTGAATTTCTTTACAACAATAGAGAGTTTCAAGAATTTGAAAGCATTCTACAAATCGACAATGTAGAAAAAACATTAACTGGCATAATCGTATATTACACCACGAGCGTCGATGGGCACGAATACGATAGTAAAAGAGAGTATGAAACAAACTATCTTCAACTATTGGGCTGGTTGTACAAAAAGTTAAGCAAAAAGTAATAACGTAAAATACAAACCAAATGAAAGAAGAACAATTAATAACATTACAACAGCCTCCTATCATCATATATGAGCGTATCAAGGCGGTAGGGCAACAGATTGAGGCAAAAATTGCTGAATTAAACCTCGACAACCAGTTAGTAAATGAAGACACAATAAAGAGTGCGAAAAATACCCGCACGATGTTGCACAAAGAACTTGATGTATTCGAGACACAGCGTAAGTTTATCAAAGAGCAGGTAAATGCTCCTTATGAAGCCTTTGAGAAGGCATACAAAGAGCATATCAAAGTACATTACGACAAAGCAGATAGTACGCTGAAAGCGAAAATAGACGAGGTGAAAAATCGCTTGATAAGCGACAAAATCACACGTATCAAAGACTACTTCACTGAATTATGCCAGTCGCAAGGTATTGACTTCCTCATCTTTGAACGCTTGTCTCTGAATATCACACTTAGTGCCAGCGACAAAAGCCTTAAAGAGCAAGTTGCAAACTTTGTAAGCGAGGTATCAAAAAGCCTCCAACTCATTGAAAGTCTAAATGAACCTGACGAGTTTAAAGCTGAAGTCCTTACCGAGTATAAGCAAACGATTGACGTTACAAGAGCGATACAGAATGCACAATACCGCAAACAACAACGTGAGGCTGAATTACAACGTATCGAGGAACAAAAAAAACGAGCCGAGCAAGCGAGATTAGAAGCTGAAGAGAGAGCAAGAGAGACCGCTCCTTTGCAAGCACCTGCACAAGTGCAACCAGCACAAGAGGCTACACAAGCCCCTTTGCAAGAGGATATATTACAATACACCCTAACCGTACAAGGCACAAGGGCGCAACTTAAAGCATTACGTGTTTTCTTAGAAACTAATAACATTAAATATACAGCAGAATAAAATGGAAAATCAAGTATTACAACGACAATCATTAGCGAACTTCCTTAACAAGTCCGATAAATTCTTAGAGCAAAATTTAGGCGCAAAAAAGAGCGAATTTGTATCTAACTTATTAGCCCTTTCAGATAGTAACAAAGAACTATCACAGTGCGAACCTGCCGACCTTATGAAATGTGCAATGAACGCCACAGCGCTGAATTTGCCACTAAATAAAAACTTAGGGTATGCGTATGTAATACCTTATTTCGATGTCAAAACTAACCGTACCATTCCTCAATTCCAAATGGGGTATAAAGGATTTGTTCAGTTAGCAATTCGAAGCGGACAGTACAAGACGATTAGCACTTGCGAAATTCGTGAGGGGGAAATCAAACGAAACAAGGTAACAGGGCACATTGACTTCTTAGGTGAAAATCCAAACGGTGAGGTTATCGGTTATCTTGCCTACATTGAGCTACTCAACGGATTTCAACAATCGCTTTTTATGACAATTGAAGAAGTGCAAGCACACGCCCGCAAGTACTCTAAGATTTACGCTAAAACAAATCGTGGACTTTGGAAAGATGAATTTGACTTAATGGCAAAAAAGACAGTACTAAAACTATTGTTAAACCGTTATGGGGTGCTTTCTGTCGAAATGCAAAAAGCGATAGAAAAAGACCAAGCAGACAATGAGGGCAACTATATTGACAACCCACAAGGGAGATATATCCAAGACGCAGAGGTTATAGAGCAAAACGAACCTACTGAGAATGCACAACCTGTACAACCAGTGACAAGTGAAGAGCCTAATAGGGTAGATTTTAAAGACGTATGATACACGCAAAAGTAATTAGTTCAGGTAGCGAGGGTAACGCTGTGGTTTACGACAACGCAATAATGGTAGATTGTGGCGTTACTCTCAAAGCCTTAGAAGCGGTAAAACGTTCTTTGAAAATTGTGCTCCTCACACACCAGCACGGCGACCATTTGAAATTACGCACCTTACAACGATTACAAGCCGAGCGACCAACACTGCGAATTGCTTGCGGGGCGTTTCTGTTAGACAAGTTGGAGGGGCTAAACAATATTGATGTACTGCAAGTAGGTAAGTTGTACGATTATGGGGATTTCAAGGTATCACCAGTGAAACTATATCACGACGTGTCAAATTTCGGTTGGCGAATATTTCTCAATAACGGACAAAAGATATTCCACGCCACTGATACAGTACACTTGGAGGGTATCACTGCCAAAGGTTATGATTTATACGCTATTGAGCATAACTACTGCGAGGAGTACATACAGCAGGCGATAGAAGAAGCACACGTAAAGGGCGAATATACGCACGCTTACGGCAATATCAATACACACCTTAGCATACAACAAGCAAGAGCGTTTATTGAGGAAAATAGAAAGGAAAGCAGCGAGGTTTTGGAGCTGCATAAAAGTAAAAGTTTTTATAAGTAAAATAATGAAATATGGATACAGCAAAAGAAAGAGAAGCAAAAAGGAATAACATATTATTCGAGATAATGGAATTTTTGAAAAACAAAGGAATTTCCACAGACGATAGGATGAAAATAAGACACTCTATTGTAAAGATAAGAGAATTAGACCACGAAAGACCTATTGTTTTTAATGACAAGTGGAAAGGTTATGAAGGGTATGAGATAAAGGGCAAAAATAATTTATCTGCTACTTATGAGGAAGCTCGTCTGCTTGAAATTTTTGAAAGAATGTTTTTGCCTGAGGAAGTAGAAAAGAAGCAGATAAATCAAAAACTATACGATTTACTCGCCATCATTTATAAATTATGTGATTATAAATCTGAAGGTATTGAATTTAAATTAAAGAAAAATGAAAACAGTATTTAAAGTAGGAATGAAGGTGTATGACCAAGTAAACTTTCCTGATAAGGAAGGTAAAATTACAAAAATAGAAAACAATGGTTTAATAACTGTTTCATTCAGTGAATATGGTGAAGCGGAATATGTTAGTGGAGGTTATTATTATGAAGACCAATTTCCAACACTCTCGACTAAACCTTACAAAGTAGAACTACAAGGTTTTGAGCAAAAAGCACC